ATGAGTGAAAAAACAACGGAAGAAAAACAAGTTATTCATCAATTAAATAGATATAAGCAAATTCAGGCTAGAATTCAGGTTCTCGATCATTACCCGATAGGAGCCGGTTTGACGATGAGACGGCTTAATCAGGACGATAAGCTGCAGGCTTTGCATCAAAGTTTGAGAGGGATGCCAAGTTATAAGTACTTAACGAAACACGAACAGAAATTGGAAAGAGCGGCAAACGCCTATTTGTCCAAACAACGGACTGGTCTCAAAAGTCAGCTTGCCGTGATTCCAAAGGAACCGGAAAACGAAGAGGACGAGATGCTTCTGGCTGAGCTGCGCGGGAAAATCAAGAAGGTGATTGCCGCACGGGGATACGATGATACGAAAAATGATTTTGACGCGGTTCTTGATCGTATAACCGAGCTGCAGTATTTGCAGGAGGAGCTTAGTCAGATTGACACCATCCTAATGGCGCTCGAGTGCTATAAACCGAATTTATCCAAGCTTCTTCGCTTGAGGTATGTTGAGGGAGAAACGGTAGAAGAAACGATCAGCCTTCTGGGGATTGTTGAACGAACGTATAAGCGTTGGAGAAAACAGGCGATTGAGCAGTATATTATTCTTTCCGCTTAAAGTTGTCCCTAAAGTTGTCCCCTTAAATGTACTGTTTTGGCAAGTCAACCCATGCTAATATGATAGTATCAAATGAAATGTTAACCAGTAGCCAGCCGCCTTCCTAGGGCGGCTTTCTACTTGGATGCCAGGCTGCGGACAATAGTTCCGCAGCCTTTTATCGTAGGCTAACATTATCGGATGATGAAGGGGGAGGAGATGCCATATGCGCTAACCAGCGGTTTGGGTGAAAAATGAAATGGGTTGATCGGCAAAGCTTTGCGAGAGCGCAGGGCTTTTTTTGTTGTCTATTCTTAAAAGGAATTGAGGTGATGCCGTGCAGATATCGATTAACGATGTAAGACATGCTGTGATTCAAGCCCTGATCAACGAATTTCCGCTAATACCGGTCTCGGGCGATGACATTAAGCAGGTGCTTGAGCCGCCGTGCTTTTACGTAAAATTGTTGGAGTCAACCCATCGGCTTGAGCCCGGCAATCGTTATCATCGGGATTTTCCGTTTCTCATTCTGTATTCCGGTACAGACGGAAACGAGGATCTGTACGATGTGGCGGAGCAGTTAACGTCGAGTTTGCAGGTAATTGCGGTAGAAAGTGGTCCATTCAATGGCGCGAACATGAGGCACCAAATTGTAGAAGGGGCACTTCATTTTAATGTCGATTACAGTTGTACGGTTAGTAAGGAAGCAACAAATATTCCACGGATGATGACATTGCAGCAAACAGGAGGTATAAAGGCATGAGCAAATCAGTGAAGCAAACCACTTATTCCAAGGCGCAAATCTTGAAGGCAAGTTGTTTTACGCCGCTGCAAAGGGATTTTCTTAAAGCCTTATTAGAAGAAGGCAAATTTTACACGGTCGACGATGCAGCAAAACAAATCGAGCAGTATCTAAAACAGGAGGCGAAGTAAAAGATGGCAGGTGGAACATTTACGATGCAAAATAAGGTCCGGCCAGGTGTTTATGTGAACGTTGGCGGCAAAGGACAAGCGCTTGGAACTCTGGGGATTCGAGGAATTACGGCGATGGCGCTTCCGCTCTCGTGGGGAGCACCACAAAAGATGATCACTTTGGATGCGGGGGACGATTCGCTGACTAAGCTCGGCTATGACTTGAGCGCCGGCTCCATTCTGCCTGTCCGGGAGGCGTTGAAACGTGCGAAGACGCTGTTCATTTATCGGTTGAATACGGGTGAAAAAGCAACCATTACAATCGGTCAGCTGACAGCAACGGCGAAATACGGCGGTATCCGGGGGAATGACCTGACGGTTGTTATCGAGAATAATATCGATGACTCCGCGAAATATGATGTAAAAACGTTTGTAGACCAGGCCCAAGCCGACCAGCAGACGGTAACGATGATTTCCGAATTGAAGTCAAATGATTGGGTCGATTGGACGGGGACTGGTGCATTGACGCCAAGCGCAGGCGCGCCGCTTGCGGGCGGTACGAATGGAGCGGTTACTAACGCAGATCATTTAAACTTTTTGTCTGACCTGGAGTTGTTCGATTTCAACACGGTTGCTTATGTTGGAACGGACAATACGCTTAAAAATGTGTATGCCTCCTTTGTTAAGAGACTTCGTGATGACGAGGGCAAGAAGGTACAGGCGGTTGTCGAGAATGATCCGGCAGCTGATTACGAAGGCGTGATTAGCGTTAAGAACGGTGTAGTACTCGGCGATGGCACGATTCTCACGGCGGCGCAGGCGACAGCATGGGTGGCCGGCGCAACAGCGGCAGCTGATGTGAACGAATCACTTACTTATAGCGTTTATGACGATGCGGTAGATGTCTCTCCGCGTTATACCAATAGCCAGATCAATGCGGCGCTCAGAAACGGCGAGTTTGTGTTTACGGCGAGTAGTGGCAGAGCGGTAGTCGAGCAGGACATTAACAGCTTAACAAGCTTTACGGCGGAAAAAACGAAAGCCTTCAGCAAAAACCGCGTAATCCGGGTTTTGGATGGCATTAATAATGATTTTGTCCGTATTTTCTCTGACTACTATCTTGGTAAAGTTTCGAATAACGCCGCAGGACGCAACTTGCTCAAGTCGGAATGCATTAACAATATCGGCACGCTTCAGGGGATTGGGGCGGTACAAAATTTTGACGCTCAAAATGATATCTCTGTATATGCCGGGCAAGAGACCGATGCGGTCAACATTGATTTGAATGTTCAACCCGCGGACAGTGTCGAAAAAATTTACATTACGGTAACCGTAAACTAAGGAGATGACTTAAATGCCTTTTATGTTGGAATCTGATGCCATTAGCGGCAAACAAGCGACGGCGACTGCAACGATTAACGGCCGTGTGGAAGAGTTGTTTTATGCAAAATCGATTGAAGCAACGATTGAAAAAAATAAAGTGGATGTGCCGGTTCTAGGGCGAACCAATACGCCGCAACGTTCAGCAGGCTGGAAAGGCAGCGGTACGCTGACGGTTTATTATGTGACTTCCGTGTTCAGACAGCTGATGTGGTCTTACATTCAGACCGGTCAGGATTTCTGGTTCGATCTTCATATTACGAACGAGCAGCCGGGATCCGCTTCCGGCAAACAATCGGTTATGCTTAAGGGCTGTAACCTGGACAGCATCATCGCAACGAAGTTTGACGCGACCAGCGACGATATGCTCGACGAGGAAATGCCGTTTACCTTTAACGGCTATGATTTGCTTGATCAATTCAATACCATTACGGGCGCCTAACAGGCGGCCTCATTTCATATACGGAGGTAGATCTCAATGAATCTGCAAGAATTTCTTAATAACCACCCTGTTGATAATCTGACAGAGGAAATTATCGTTTCCCCGCGCTTCAAGAATGCCGATGGACTGCCGCTTAAATTTACGATTAAGGCGATGACGAGCCAAGAATTCGAGGAAATCCGCAAAAGCGCGACCGAGATCCGCAAAGGCCGCAAGGTAGAGTTCGATGCGCAAAAATTCAATTTGCGTGCGGTTATTAACCATACGATTGTGCCGGATTTCAAGGATGCAGCTAGCATTCAAAAGCTTGGCTGCCGCACGGCGGACGAATATGTGCAAAAAGTGCTGCTGGCCGGTGAAATGTCTACCATCGTGAGCAAGATTCAGGAGCTTAGCGGCTTTGACGTCGGAATGAACGAATTGATTGACGAAGCAAAAAACTAATCATGGAGGGGGACGGCGAAGCCAATTACGCCCACTACGCCCTCCATCAGCTGTATATCCTCCCGGGACAATTTGTTCAATTACCCCGGGAGGAAAAGGCCTTTATCATGGCATCCATCGATATTCGGATTAAGAAAGAGAAGGAAGCCGCGAGGAAAAGGTAATCGATACGTTATTTTGGAAAGGAGGTGAAAGTTCTGGCTACATTTGCTATTGCAATCAACCTGATAAATACAATGTCCAAACCGCTTGGCGGCTTAATTAAGCAAGTGCAAAAGATGGAAGCTGCCGTTGATCGGCTAGATCGGACGATGGCAGGATTAGGCGGGATGCAAAGTCTGGTTCAAAATAATTTGAAGGTTGTACAGGTTACCCAAACCATTAATAACAACTACCAACAAATCAATAATACGCTTACTCAAACCGCCAGCAGCTATCAGCAAATCAACAATTCGCTCACTCAAACCAACAATACGCTGGGTCAAACCGCAGCCCAACAAGAGAATGTAAACGCCGTGGTTAAGCAAGGACAAGGCGTTGTAGGCTTGTTGGATAAAGGGCTTAAGGGTTTAATCAGCAAGTACGCATCTATTCAAAGCTTGCAGGACGGTATGAAGCTAAGCGACGATTATATGAATTCGCTGACTCGAATCGAAGCGATTAATGACAAGCTGCAGTCGCCTGAACAATTACAGTCGAAAATCTTTGCCGCTTCCGACCGCTCAAGAGGGAGTTATTCCGACATGCTTGGCATGGTGGGCAAGCTCGGAGCAACAGGGGCTTTTAAGAGCAATGATGAGGAGATAGCATTCGCGGAAACTATGCAAAAATCGTTCCGGTTAGGCGGAACCAGCATGGCAGATCAGAAGTCGGGGATGGATCAAGTTGCCGGTGCAATGTCGGAAGGAAAGCTGAGCGGCGACGGATTCAAATCCATTTTGGAAAAAGCCCCGATGATTGCAGCGGCTATCTCTCAATTTACGGGTAAATCAGAAAGCCAGCTGGAAAAAATGGCGGAGAAAGGAGGCCTGACCGCAAATATTCTTAAAAACTCCTTATTTGCGGCTTCGGGCGATATTAGTAGCAAGTTCGGAGAGATGCCGTTGTCCTTCGCTGATTATATGGCGCAAATGCGGAGTACAGCGTTGCAGTCCTTTGGTCCGGTCATCCAGCAAATCAGCCAGTTGATCAACAGTCCTGCCGGGGGGCAATTCCTTCAAGGCTTTGGTGCAGCCATTTCTATTGCAGCACAACTTGCCGGCCAGTTGTTCACGGCAGTGTCTGCCGTAGTGGGCTTTATGAGCGACAATATGCCGATTATTGAACCAATTATTTGGGGGCTGGTAACAGCAATGACCGGCCTATGGTTAATAACCAAATGGCAAGCTATCACGCAGGTATTCCAGGCGGTAGCTTCCGGAATCTCCACTGCTGCCCTGTTCATCCAGATGGTAGCCGTTTTTGGTCTTCGGGAGGCATGGTCAACCTTAAACGCTACGATGAAGACCAATATTTTTATCGTTATTATTTCGGTTGTTGTCGGGCTGATCGTGTGGCTTATTCATCTTTGGCAAACGAATGACCAGTTCGCAGCGGCGTTAATGGGTGTTTGGAATGCCATACTCAATTTCTTTGACCAAATTCCAGGATTCTTTTGGGGTATGGTTGAAGCTATGCTAGCACCCTACGTCTGGCTTGCTCAAAAAATTGGCTTTATTTATGATAATGTAATAAATGGAATCATTGATGGTATTAATCATGTATTGCAAATTGTAAATAAAGTCACGGGCTCGTCCTTTGAAATACAAGGTCACTTCAGTATGGAGAATCTCACCAAAGGCATTCAGTCATTTGCGGCAGATCAGAAAAAGAATGCTTTCGCAAATGCTGCGGATCAAGCTGCTAAGCGACAGAATCGGACGGATGACATCATAAAAGCTCGTGAAGAAGATCGCTTAAAGAAAGAAAAAGAAAAGAATGCCAACCCTCTAGGTAAAGGGGATTATCGTAATTTGGTAAGCGGTACTTACTCCAACCCACCAGGAACAGTACCAGTAATCGGCGCCGGCGCCGGAACTATTCCCAAGATCGGAGAAGTGGGTGAAGTCGGCAAAATCAATAATACGGTCGACATCTCCAGCGAGGATATTGAAATGATGCGGAACATTGCCGAAATGAATGCGATTCAGAACTTTGTAACGCTGACGCCGACGGTTCAAGTAACGACTGGGCCGATATCGAAGGACGTTGACGTAGACGAGGTAATCCGAAGGATCGGCAGCACGATGGAGCAGGAGATTCAGTCTTCCGCGCAGGGTGCTTACGGTTAATAGGTTATGCGAAGGCGCTCTCTATTAAGAGCGCCTTTGTACGTTAAAAAAGGTGGTGTAAAAATGGCGGAGACAAGTCCGTTCACAATGATGATCGGCTGGAACAATGGTAAGGAGGGATGGGAGTTTCCGGTCTTGCCCGACGAAATCAACATTAAACGGGATGGATCAGGCAAGGAATACAATATTGTCGGCACCGGTCCAATCAGCACGATTGAGAAGCCGGGGCTTGCGGAAATAAGCTTCAAGAGTTTTTTTCCCGGACACAACTATCCCTTTAATCAAAGTATTTATCATTGGAAAAAGTATGATCCCGTTCTGGACCGAACCGAATCCTTGAATACGATTTTTAATGTGCTGCGCGGCGTCGACTGGAAACCGAAAGTACCGGATCCCAACGCCTATGTGAACGATATAAACAGATGGATGCACAGCGGTTACCCTGTCCGGTTTATTTACGTGGGCAGCAACACCCAGGATGATTCAGCGAAAATCAGTCTGCCGATGTCTATCGAATCCTTCGAGCGTTGGGAAGAGGCGGGATCCCCGGGCGATATTTTTTATTCGCTTAAGTTGAAGGAGTATGTCTTCCATTACCCGCAAAAAGTCAAAGCCGTAACAACGGCCGACGGTAAAACGAAACTCCTCAAGGGGTCTTCTACAAGATCGGATGATCGGGTGCCCCCAAAGACGTATACCTTAAAACCGGGCGATACCCTTATAAAGGTAGCCGGCATGCAACTAGGCGACAGCGCGCGGTGGAAGGATATTCAAAAGCTTAACGGAATTACGGATGCGGAGCTCAAGCGTCTGCCGGTCGGTAAAGTACTTAAATTGCCGGAGAGGCGCTGATGCCCATGTTTGAGCTTATCGTCGATAACCGCAATGGAACGCTCTGGAACCTTTCCAAGCTTGTACCGGAATTAAGCTGGAGTACAAAAAGAACCGGTAAAGCCGGCACGCTGCAATTTACGATTATTCGTAACCCGTCCTACCAGGAGTCTCATTATGAGATCAATTGCGGCGACGTCGTCAGGCTGCGCATGAACGATACGGTCCTTTTTTGCGGATATGTGTTTGTACTGGAGGATTCCGAGGACCGGGAATTAAAAGTAACGGCGTACGATCAGCTCCGGTATTTGCTCGAAACCGATACGTACGTGAAGACGAACGTTACCGCTACCCAAGTGCTGAAGGATAACGCGCATGAGGTGGGACTTGCAGTAGGGGATATCGCGGATACGATTCATCCCATAAAGACATTTTCGCAGGATGGGCAAAAAAGGCTTGATATGATTTATAAAGCGCTTGACGAGACGTTGATCGCTAAGGGGCGCATTTACGTTTTGTATGATGATGCCGGGTATCTAACACTCAAAGATATCGATAATATGACAATCGATCTGATTCTCGGTGATGGAAGTCTCGTATACGGCTATTCGCTGAAACGCGACATTGATTCGGATACGTTTAACCGGGTGAAGATGGTGAAGGATAATCAAGAAACGGGCAAGCGCGAAGCCTATATTCTGCAGGATAGCTCAAAAATTGGCAAGTGGGGACGCCTGCAATACTATCAGAAAGTTGATGACGGGCTTAATAAAGCCCAGATCAATGCGATGATGGAACGCGTGATGGAGCTGAAGGGCCGCGAGCAGAAAACATTTAAGCTGGATGCCCTTGGCTATATCGGCATGCGTGCCGGCGTGAAGCTGCAAATCACGATTAAGGAACAGGGGATTAATCAATATTTCCTCGTTGAAGAATGCACCCATCAAATGAAAGGGGACGAGCATACGATGAGCCTGGATCTAAAGGTGTATGGCGCATGAGCATTAACGACCAAGTAAAAAAAATCGTAAAGGAATATTTAAGCTCGATACAGCCGGTGGCCGTGATGTACGGAACGGTTACGAATGTAAATCCGCTGGAAGTGAACGTTGATCAACGTCTCACCTTTTCGGCGGATTTTTTAATTGTACCGGAGCATCTCGGTTCCAGTCTGGAACTTGGATCGAAGCTGATCTTAATGCGTGCGGCCGGCGGTGAGAAATATGTAGTGATAGGGAGGTTGCCGGATTGATCTTGCCTGAAGGAGCGGTTCTGAATACCGCGTCAGAAGAAGTAGAACAGACCAGCCGAACCTATCGATTGGATATTGAGCGAGGGAAGATTACGGGGCTAGTTGATGGGCAGGATGCCGTAAAGCAGGCGATTTACAAAATACTCGATACGGAGCGATTCGCCCATTTCATTTATTCCGGGAACTACGGAAGCGAGAAAAGTGGAATATTCCGCACCGATTACGAGCGCTGCATTCGTGATGCTCTGCTGCAGGATGAGCGCATAAGCGCCGTTCAGGATTTCGAAATATCCGGAAGCGGAGACGAGGCTGCCGTTCGTTTTACGGCTCTTACGATTTACGGCTCCGTAGCCATTGAGAAAGGAGGATTCTAATTGTACGAAACACAAACCTTCGAAATGATCTTGCAGCGTATGCTTGACCGGGTACCCGGCGCCGTAGACAAGCGCGAAGGAAGTATTATTTACGATGCTCTTGCTCCGGCGGCAGCCGAGTTGGCCCAAATCTATGCCGATCTCGATATCAACTTGAACCTGGTATTCGGAAATACCTCGTCCGGGGAGTATTTGGCGCGGCGAACAGCGGATTTCGGAATCGAACGCCAGCTCGCCTCTAAGGCCCAGCGGCTTGGTTTATTTTACAGCAATGAAAATGTACTTATGGAGGTTCCAATTGGCAGCCGTTATTCTTTGGATGGCTTGTCCTACAAAGTAACCGAGAAGATCTCGACCGGCAATTATAAGCTGCAAGCCGAGACGGCTGGAAGCGCGGGGAATGCCAATTACGGACAGATGCTTCCCATTGATTATACTAACGGTCTTGCGAAGGCGGTGTTATCAGAGGTTTTGATCCCTGGAGAAAACGAAGAGGATGATCATTCCTTAAGGCAGCGATTTCTAGCAAAGGTGCAAAAACCGGGAACCAGCGGGAATGTATCCGACTATAAAAACTGGGCCTTATCCGTGTCCGGTGTCGGAGCGGCTTACGTGAAGCCTCTGTGGAACGGGCCGGGTACGGTAAAAGTGACCATCCTGGACAGCGAGATGCGACCCGCATCCGCGGCTTTGACCGAGGAAGTGCAAAACTTCATTAGTCCGCTGCCGGGGATGGGACAAGAGGTGGCTCCTATTGGGGCTATCGTAACCGTATCCCCTGCAGAGGGAGTGGCCGTAAATCTTACGGCTAAGCTGATTCTGAGCGGTTCGGCATCCTTGGCGGATGTCCAGAAGAACGTTGAATCGGCGATTGCCGCCTACCTGAAGGGACTCGCTTTTGCGGAGGATCCTTCTCCTAAATACGTTCGTATCGGTGCATTACTTCTGGATATTGAGGGAGTTAACGATTACTCCTTCCTGCAGATTAACGGGGGCATATCCAACATCCCGATATCCCCGGATCAAGTAGCCATACTTGGAATGGTGAATTTGGAGGTGTAAGCATGCCTTATCATTTTGTACCCAAATTAAATGCCAAAACAAATGGAAGCCTTTATGTAATAGAAGAAAGAGTGAAGATGACGGGCGGTTCGTATGTCGGATTTCTGGCGCACGATAACATCCTGGAGAGTACGATTCGTGTCTATACGGGGTCGAAATATACGGGCTCGTTAGTCAAAGACGTTGTCGTCTCTATACCAGCGGAAACGCCATGGAGGCGTCAGGTCAAAATCTTTTCAAATGCGGATGAAGTTTACGTGACTTACGAGACGCCGGGCGATGTCGTTGAGGCGGATGATATTAACGGGCTGCAAGAAAGTCTGGCCGCAACGCAGAAAGAAATCGAGGATTACAGAACCAACGGTGTTGTTGACGGGGGATCTTTTATAGGGGAGTGATGGAATGGCTCAAACGATACAGCTGAAAAGGGGCACAAAAGCCCAACTGGATGCTCATGGGCCTCTCGTATCCGGCGAAATGGGATTTTGTACGGACACGAAAGAAATTTTTATTGGAGACGGCAGCGCAAATACGCTTATCGGACGGGCGATGTCCGGGACGGAGGCCGCAAGGCCAACGGCATCCGTTTTGGGACGTCTCTATTATGTGACAAGCGGAACAAATGCCGGTTACATGTACTTCGACAGTGGCACGGCCTGGCAAGCGGTCAATGCGCGGAAATTAACCGAGTTATCGGGCTCCTTGGACGATATCATTGATGGATCAAGCTACGGCAAAGTGTTAAAGACCGATCTTTCAAGCGGTCACGTTAATAAGATTTCGGATGGATCGAACACTTTGACGGCGGCGGAACTAAGAGGACATCTCAATGACGCCAGTCTGCACAGGCAGATTAACGATTCCGGTTTAGCAGTAACGGATTTATGGTCGGCCCAAAAGATTAGAAATGAGATCGAACTGGCAAAAAGAAATATTGAGCCGCAAGCTTCCGTAAAAAACCGGACAACGACAGCTCCACCATCAACCCCGGCTGATGGCGACCGTTATGTCATCCCTGGCAGCGCAACAGGCGTCTGGTCGGGCAAGACCAATCAGATTGCGGAATGGCAATCGTCCACCTGGACGTATTATCCGCCTGCGGTTGGCTGGACCTGCTATGTCGACGATGAGCAAAAGATTTACTCCTGGAACGGATCGGCGTGGGTTCGGACTGGCGGCGCGCTCCAAACGGTTGGGGCCGGCAACGGCCTAACGGGCGGAGGACAAGCAGACAGCGTGACTCTAAATGTTGGAGCGGGTAACGGGATTGCGGTTGCAGCAGACGCTATTTCAGTCGTGGCAGGTAGCGGTATCACGGTTGGCTCAAGCGGTGTTGCCGTTAATATTGATGCCGCCGCTATTATCTACGATGCTGCGAATGGCAATAGGCTCACCGTAGGAACCGTAGACGGCGGAACGTTCTGATGGCCAGGAGAGCACTAATTCAGATCCGCCGGGGACTGGAGATCAATATCGGTTTGCTGGCCGAAGGAGAGCTTGGTTATTGCACGGACAGCCAGAAGCTTTATATCGGAACCAGCGGAGGAAACGTTGTGCTAGTTGCTGCCCAGACTGCCGGAGATATGCTGAAGTCCATCTATGATACGGATAATGACGGCAAAGTAGACGCTGCCGTTGCTGCAGACAACGTTCCATGGTCTGGCATAAGCAATAAAACGGCAGCTTCCGTTACCGCGGCAGGTATCGTACAGCTTAACAGTACCGTTACGAGTACCAGCACCGTGCAGGCAGCCACCGCAAGCGCGGTCAAATCGGCTTATGATTTGGCCAGTGGAAAACTAAGCCCTAGAGTAACTTGGAATCAACTTAAGGGGGTGTGAACGTTTGGCATACGGAAATGAAGTCTATGGGGCGCTGGCATACGGAGCGGAGGAGGGGGAGGACGGCAATAGCAATCTTAATGGCATTGATCTATTAGCCTATCTACCTTCCTATTACAGAGAAATAACCGAAATGAAAGAGCTTCAACAAGCCGCCGGTTATGAAATTTCGGAGCTTGCTGAGAAAGGTAATGATCTGCTGGACCAGAGTTTTATCGACACGGCAACCTGGGGATTGATGCGCTGGGAAAGCGAGCTGGGCATTGCGGCGAATCGCGCGCAGTCTTACGAGCGGCGAAGGGAGCAATTGAAAGCTAAGCTATTCGGTTCCGGAACAACAACGAAACAGATGATTATCGATACGGCGGCGGCTTTTTCGGGCGGTGAGGTCGCGGTGAATGTGTATCCGGAGCACTATCTGTTTGAAATTGTCTTTGTCGGATCGAAGGGGATACCTCCAAACATGCCGGGCTTTATCCAGATGCTTGAGGATATCAAGCCGGCTCACCTGGCTTATAGCTTCAAGTACATTTATACGGTTTGGGATAACCTGACGGAATTATCGTGGGGAGATGCCCATGCAAAAACATGGTCCGAATTAAAAGTATACGAAGGAGGAAAGCAATGAAAACGACAAGTAATCTCGGGCTGATGAAGCCCGAAGGAACAGATGTTGTAGATATTGAGAATTTTAATGCCAACGCGGATACGCTGGATACCACGATCGGCGCAATGTCCACCGTGCCAACCGCGGCAAAAAATATTGCCGGGGCAATTAAGGAAATCCATATGGCAATGTCAAACCTGGACACCACGATATCGGATGGAGAAATTACAACGGCCAAGTTAGCTGATTCGGCGGTTACAAACGTCAAGCTTGCCGCCAATGCCGTAACAGGAGCCAAGATGGCGAGTAGTACCGTGACGGCAACTCAGCTTGCCGATGGGGCCGTAACATCGGCAAAGCTTGCCGATAGCGGAGTGAGCGCGGGGACCTACAAAAGCGTGACAGTGGATGGAAAAGGCCGGGTGACTGCGGGGTCGAATCCGACAACGCTGTCGGGTTACGGGATTACGGACGCTGCGTCTTTGGCTAGCCCGGCTTTGACGGGGACGCCGACAGCGCCGACTGCCGTAGCGGATACAAGTTCGTCTCAACTTGCAACAACTGCATTCGTACTTGGTCAGGCAGGATCGACTGCTCCAACTATGAATGGCGCAGCCGCTGCTGGCACGTCAGCGAAATATGCCCGCGCCGACCATGTTCATCCGACGGATACTACTCGTGCACCACTTGCATCACCAGTATTAACCGGTACCCCTACAGCACCGACGGCAGCTGTAGGTACGAACACTCCACAGATCGCTACTACTGCCTTTGTAATCGGTCAGGCGGGAACAGCAATTCCTAATTTAAATGGAGTTGCTGCTGTAGGCACGTCGACTATGTATGCGCGCGAGGATCATGTTCACCCGTTAGATCCAGATGTAAATAAAGATATATCCTACCTTAGACGGGAACTCGCACTGATGAAACAGCGTGAGGATGTTCGGGACCTTCAAGACCGTATAGACGGTGCAACTGATCTGTTCTATGACATGATTGGCGGTAATGACTCTTCTTCAATTCTGAAGCGTGATGACACTATGGCTACTGTTGAAGTTGCTTTGGGAACCGGATCAACTACGGCCACAGTAACATATGTGAAAGGAAAGTCATTTGCAGTTGGTCAAGAAGTAACTATTCACGACACGACAACTACAACGAAGTTTGAACGGGTTCGGATCACATCTGTTCCAAATAGCACTAGTATCCAGTTTACAGCGACTACACAGGGGTATGCTACCGGTGCTGCTATTTATAGATCTGCCGGAACCATCGGAGGAAATGGAAAGCTAGTATTCGGAGGGCTTCCAAAGCCTACTACTGTAACAGTTTCAGGGTCGTCCCTTACTACAGCATCAGCTGCCATGGTAGGAAACCGGGCGGGGGATAAGTTGGTTATGCTTGATAACGGATGGTTAGTAGCTATTACTATGCTAGGAAGCGGATCTTTCACTTCGACTATGCATGTATCCAAAGATGGAGGAGTTAATTGGAGTGTTGTTTGTACGTTATCTGGATTGGGCTTATATAGTGGACCACAGTATGGAAATGGGGGGATTCTCGCTGTGGGAAATTCCATTTTTTGGTTAGCCCCACCGCAGGATAGTAGAAAGATGCTTCTGTACAGAGTTGACGTGGCTACGCAGGCTAATGTAGACCTGACAACTACTACCCCTGTGTTTCAATTTCACCCCAAAGTTGGGAGTCTATATGTAGCTGGTATAACAGCAACGGATAAAAATCTTATTGTATCATACGTTCAATCACAACCTGTTGCAGGGTATAGAATGTATTTTAGGCAATCTACAGATCTGTCCGGGGCATACTGGGACGACGAGCAACCGTGGGACAATGGTTGGGTGACTGCGTATACTAGCTCTGGCCAGCAGCTACTTCCGTGGATCACCATGCGTGCTCTGGGGAGTGAAGTGCTTATGTCCTATGCTTCTTATGACGGGTCATCCTACAGTTATAATTATATCTTCACACTTAACACAGAAACGGATGTACGTACATTTACATCCCAGATGGGGGCAAGTTCTGGGAGTAGCTATTATAGGGGCTTATCTATTTGTCATATTCAGAAAAACGGCCCATCTGCGGGGCGTTACTGGGTGGCTTATAGCTCGGGTAACTACAGTACTTGGAACATCCAGTTCCATTATTCAGATGATAAAGGTGCTACATGGTCAGCGGCTGGTGCAGTTACTAATGGTTTATTATCAGAGCAAAGTGGAGGCTTTTGTGAGGATGCAACCGGTAATATCTATATCCCGTATAACGATAACAATGATGGTTTGTCCTTTGTTAAGTGTCCTGTAGGAACTACTACCTTTGGACCTGCTGTAGTAATAGATTCAACATTTAAGGATCTAACAGGGGTATGTTTTACGCTCCCATATATTCTAGGAACAGTTACTGTTCCTCCTGTATTGTACGGTGCAGCAGCATCGTCATACGTCAAATTTCGAGGCACGTATACTTGGGCGAATAAGGTACAGCCGTTGGCCATGGATGTCCGTTATGCTGGTGATCCGTCTGACAAAATAGATACCATCGCTTTATGGATACAACGTGACATCGACTCTAATCTCACGGTAATTCCGACTGCTTCAGTTCATGTGACTAATGAAGTTTATTCAGCTATGAGTGCATCCTCAACGATCAATATCGACGGGAATACATCTGAAACAAGCTATACTTATAGAATAGGGACACCTCAGGAAAGAGCGGCTATCCGGCTGTCGGTAACGCGCTCAACGACGAGCAATATATCGGGCATTAAATCCGTATTCGGAGGGGTTGGACGATGAAGATTAAAGATCGGCGAGAGGATGGCACTTTCGAAACGAAAGTTATCGGAAAGGACCCGGAAATGGTTATTTCAGATTTAGAAGCACAAAATATGGAATACAAGGCGCGTCTTGTTGACGTTGAGCTCGCACTTGCAGAATTATTCTCTGGAGGAGGTGCATGATCTATGGCAATGGCTAATTATAAGATTCGAATCATCGCTAGTGCTTGCCTGACTCGATATAATGCAGGCGAAGGTAATATCGAAACCGTCATCCACAGCTATGATTTGCCAGAAGAAGATAGAGAATTGGTTATCGATAATATCAAAATAAAACGACCAGAATTAAATCTCAGTTCTGTTGTATAAGCGGTGCTTTTATTTTGAAAGAAAGCAGGTGATAAGATGAATTGGAGCTCAATTACGGTTGTTATTGGGGTTTGCACTGGTCTCAGCGGAATTATTCTAGGTTGGTTGGGACGGTCGCGATCCATCCGAAGTGATACGGCAGCCGCAGCAGGCAGGGATGCGACCTTGCGTACGGACGTTGAGTATATCAAACGTGGCGTTGATGATATGCGCGTAGAACAGCGAATACAGGGGCAGCGGTTCGATATTTTGGCAGAACGGGTTACGAGAGTTGAGGAGTCGTCCAAACAGGCTCACAAACGGCTCGATCGATTGGAGGCAGAGCACTAATGGAACAACAGGATATTCTCACCCTAGCCGCCCTTGTGGCGGCTTTTGTTGGTGTCGTTAAGGGTTACGGTGTCCCGGCTAAACATAGCTCGGCCATTGCTATTGGTGTAGCAGCTATTTTCGTCCTCGTTCCTTCAACGGTGCGAGACACTATTATTAACATTGCCGTAATTGGACTCACCGCATCGGGCGCATACAGCTATGTTAAAACAAAGGACAGTGGCAAGGATGCAAGCTAAATCAGCAGGTAATGTTAAGATCATTGACGTCTCTCACCATCAAGGTTCAATAAACTGGACAGCAGTAAAATCGGATGGTGTAAAGGGGGCATTCATAAAAGCAACGGAAGGCAGAACGATCCTCGATGATAAGCTCGAAGTGAACGCCAAGGGAGCTGCGACAGTAGGACTTGCAATTGGCTTTTATCATTATGCTCATCCGGAGAATAACGATCCATTGGTAGAGGCTGCTCAGTTCGTGAATGCGATAAAAGGCTTTGCAGCCCAGTTCCCGCATGTCTTGGACGTTGAAGGCAAGGCGTCTACAGTTGGCGGGGATCAATTATCCGATTGGTGTTTAACCTGGCTTCAAGAGGTGGAACGTCTTACCGGACACCCAACGATGATCTACACAGGGGCAAGTTTCGCGAAAATTTTCTTGAACAAGCAGGTCGCATCATTTCCTCTATGGATTGCTCATTATGGCGTAGAAACACCAATAGCGAACGGCACATGGGAAAAATGGTCCGTATTCCAGTATACTTCTAGCGGGAGTGTAAAAGGGATAACTGGAAATGTAGATATTAATGCCATGGAGCATGATTTTTTCGATAAGCATGTTCAACTTCCTGAGTGTATGAGGGAAAAAGAATACATCCTCAAACCTGCTGATGCGAACAAAATCATTCCGTTTTTATCCGCTGCTTATAAGGCAACGCAGGATCCGGAAGCACGTGAAGAACTGCATCGGCTAGCCAACGAACTGCGTAAAGTGTCAGGGCAAAAAGAACAGTAG